AATCGGGTCCGAATTATCTATATTCGGCTGTAATAATTTATTTCTCATGTCTTATATTTTAAACAAAATTAATGAAAATGAACGCAACACAGTGTGCTGGTTTTAATTTTAATACTAATTCTTTAAACTCCACCATTCTATTTGATGGCACATTTGCAACTTCTCCCAAGTTTTCCCCACCAATAAAAAATGTAGCCCAAAGATTATCAATTCCTACTGTATAATTTTCATTAACATAAGGATAATTTGCAATAACATCAAAATTCAAACTTCCATGTTGTGTACCAATTCCATGCTGAACATTATTTGAATGTTGTGTACTACCCAAACTCAATGCTACAATATCCGCAGGTGTTTTATATGGAATTGTATTCTCGTGTACATAAACATCAAATCCAGCTAACTGTAACTGGCTTTGTATGAAACTCGGATGTTGTCTAGCCTTAATATTACTAGGATATGCCATTTTTCTTAAAATAGCTTGTTTTCTTTGTTCTAATGGTACATTTAAATTTGTTGTTAGTCCAAGTCGATATTCCCATAAAGTTACATCATTTGACTCAAAATTGTTGCTATTTGGATTTGTTCCGTCAATAGTCAATTTACCATCTTCAACAACACGAATAAAACTTCTATTTATAGCTTGATGCAATAAATTAAAAGTTCCGTTTTTCTTCATGTAAAAAGCTCTACCAGTTGGATACAATTTAGTAATCAAATCATCAAATATAACCGATAAACTATCACTCTTTGCAGGGTATCTGTGAGGCGTTCTAATTCCATGCGGTGTGCCTAATCCATGCATGGTGCTTTTTTCTGTTACTTCATACATATTTTTTAAATTAAAAAGTTACATTTCTTAAATATGGAATATTACCCAAAGTAAATACATACGATAATTCAGTGACTCCATCAACTTGCATCACAAATCCCGTAAAGAAATTTGCACTCTCTAAAACATCAGTTGAAACACTTTGAAGCCTCGCACTATACAAAATATCATTCTTATTTCGTGCCAAATCAGCACCAGAAATATAAGGTCTAATATCTCTTAAATGTGCTTTCATATTGTTAATAATTGCGTTTTGTACTGAAATTGAACTATCGCTTAATCCAGTTATTTGCACATCAACTGGTACTGTAGTAATTGCTAAAGTTTCTACATTCGCTTGTATTGGTCGCCTGCCTCTTTCATTTAATGGCTTTGTATCATCTGGGTCGAACTCTATAACTTCCAAAACATCATCCAATAATTGACTGCTTGGTGTTCCGTTTCCATCTGTACTATCGTCAACAGTAGCCTCAACATAAACATCAACAGTACCAGCTTCTCCATCTCTAACATAAGGATAAACTTTTCGTACTCCTTGCGCATCTGCGGACCACAAACGATAATCTGTTTTTGCCCCTCCTTGAGGTTCTAATTGAATTGCATCTAAAATTAACTGTCTATAAACTTCAATATTTTCAGATGCTTTTGGTTGTTCTAAAATAGTAGTAATTGTAACTACATTTTCAACTCCCAATACTGGCTCTGTGATTGTCAATTCATCATCAATATTTAAATCATAATCTAAACCGCCTTTTATTGAACGTATTTCAATTATATCGGACGTTCCTGTCAAAGTATATTCTGAATCTAAAACAAACACTTGACCTGGATTTTTAGAATCTTCATTTGATTTAAAAGTAAGTCCAGCACGTAAAACAGAACCTGCAACCCCAATTACTTCGGCTTCAAATATTCCAATTGTAGCAGGATTTGGATATCTACCTAAATAAATTAATCCTAATTGTTCTAAAGTGCCTCCATTTTCAGCAGTATCGGCTGTATCTGGGAATATGTTATTTTGAACATCTGACAAATAAAGATAAACCAGTTTAAATTGAGCAGCCAAAACAGTATCAAACGCATTTAAAACTGTTTTCAATTCTGTGCTACTCAAATTTAATTTACTCTTTAAGTCGTTTGCTAAAGCATCTTGTAATTCTTGTATAGTTGGTATTGCTCTCATTAAATTACTTTATTAATTATTAATTCTTTTTTTGCGTTGTCATAAACTAACTGTAAAACTCTTTCTTGTTGGTTCGTTTTCTCTGAAAATTTAATCTCAATTACTACGTTATTTGTGCCATCAAAATAAACATTTTCAGTAAAGTTTATAACATTTTTTAGATAGGCTAAATCATTTTTTACAGATTGTTCAATTGCTAGTCTACCCGCACTATTCAAAACAACGCTATCCAAAACTCTTTCAGTTGTAGAGTTAAGTTGTTGGTTTTTACTTGTATGCCAAATCAAACTATTTGCCCAATAATCACTCCTTAACTCTCCCTCAATTTCATTGCCCGTTGTAACTGCTTCATAATTTCCACCAAACAAAGCTAAATAAAATTGATTATAAAGCACTTCGGTCAACTGTATATCATCTTTTGACAAATACAATTGACCTCCGTCACCATTTTCAAATAAAAGTATATCTTTTGTGTTCATAATTAAAACCCTCCTTGTGTTGTTGTTACTTTTGGTGTAATTCCACCACCTCCAAAATCAGAAGTTATATTTCCTACATTGTTATTTCGGTCATTAATGTTTATTCCAATATTTCCATTAACTCCTATATTTTGCATATTTTCACTTTGCTTTTGCTCTGGTGCAGGGATTAAATCCAAACTTTGTCTAATTTCGCCTATTTTAGCAGCTCCGGCACTTGCCAAATCACCAAGTCCAGGAATATTAGACAATAGCTCTAAAAGTTGCTGTATTGGCATTAAAATAGCATCTAGTATAACGACTCCTATTCTTTTAATCCCTCCAATTATTCCATCAGATTGAAAAGCTTTTACTATACTATCCCAATGAGTTCTAAAAGACTGAATTAAAGAAATAATCAATCCTAATGGTCCTAAAAATATACTTAATGCAGCACCCCATTCATTCCATTTTGCAATAATTAATGCTACAAATCCAATTAATGCTACAACACCTGCAATTATTAATCCTATTGGGTTTGCATACATTGCAGCATTCCATAGCCATTGAGCCACAGTGACCGCTTTTGTAATTGCTGAAAAAGCACCTAAAATTCCATTATAAGCAATTATACCGTATTTTGCGATTGATGTTACTATTGTAAAACCTTTTATAATCCCACTCAAAGCTAATAATCCAATACCAACATAAGCAATAGTTTTTGTTAATTTTGGGTTTTTACTTATCCATTCTGTAAAACCTGTAATAATTGGAGTGATAACATCTATTAAAGTTGATAATATCGGAGCTACTTGTGTACCAATTGTGATACTCAGAGCTGCCATATTGTTTTCAGCTAATTGTGTTCTACTAGCAGTCGTATCAAGTTGTTTTGAAAATGCACCAGTCAAAGCATCTGTTCCGCTTTGCATATCGTTTAAAGTAGCCACATAAGCATCATTATTTGCCCCCAACAAACCAGTTACAGCAGAACTAGCCTCAACGCTTGACCATGCTTTTGCTAAATTAATACCCATTGATTTACCCGCTTTATTTACAGCATCAAATGCACCAACCAGACTACCCTCTTTTGCGATTAATTCCTTTTCACTTGTAACTCCTAATTTCTTGAAAATTTTAGTCATTTCAGCAGTAGGCTTTTGAAGTGCAACAATTGACGCTTTTATTTGATTTTGTGCCTGACTTGCAGGAGCACCAGTTACAGTTAATGCAGCAGTTGCAGCTTGAAAATCCGCTAATTTAACCCCTGCACTTTGAATAACAGCTGCATTTGCTCCAAATGCTTGTGATAAATCAGCCATATTCGTTTTACCAGCTTTTACTGTTTTAAAAAGTAAATTAGCTATCTCATCAGAACTTAATCCCTCACTTGCAAAAGCATTCATTGCAGACGTTAGAATATTGGTCGCTTCACTAGTAGTGGATAAACCCGCCTTTGCTAATTTTGCAGAAGTTTCTAACGCATTCATGGCATCTTTTGCAGGAATACCCGCCGAACGAATATCATATAAAGAACTCGTCAACTCCTCAATTGGAACTGGTAATGTTTTTGAAAGTTTTAATACCTCTTTACCCATTTTATCCATGTCCTCTGTACTAGTATCAATTAATGTACTAACATTTGACATTGATTTTTCAAATCCACTAGCACTATTTATGGCTAATCCAAACCCTCCAACAATAGCACCACCAGCAATAGCCATATTACCCGCTATTTTATTGGCTTTTTTATTAAAACGGTCGATAGCCGCAATACTTGTATTACTGAATTTATCAACTCCTCCAGTCATTTTGCTTACAACACTACTAAATTTATCTATTGCAGTAAATACCGTAGGTATTCTCATTGTTGTTGCCATATTATTTTTTCTTTTTTAATTAAAAAACCCTTAAAAGCTACTAAAACTTTTAAGGGTTAATAACTTACCTTTTTTTATTCATACTTTCAGATATTTCCTTTGCTTCATAATACCAAAACATCAATCCCTGAAAGTCTAAATCATCACAATATAATTTCTTGAATTCTTGTGGTGACCATTTGTAATACCTATTGACGCTTTTTATAACAATGTTGTAAAACTGTTTTAAATTTCCGTTTTCTGGTATTGGCCACCTTACATAAAAACTGTTGAAATTTGTTGAATAACTGTATAATCAAACTTACCAAACTTATTTAAATATGCTGGTGTTGCTAAATTTGCCAAGTGTGCTATACATTTTTGCATATACTCCATTGAATCTTTTTGAACATTTAACCCCTTTGACAAAGCAATATGGTCTTTTGGAAAAATACGAGTTTTAAAACTAACCTCACTCATTGTAACATCTTTATTATCATTTAACAAAGGTATTTTTAATGTGTAAATTGGCTCATAATCGCTATTGAATTTCAGCAATCCACTTTGTAATGCAATTAAAGCAATATTTAACTCATCTTTGACCTCGTTTTCCTCCTTTTCAATCAATGAATGATGATTATAAAATGCAGTCAATTCTTGAATTGCAAGTTCTTCGCTAATAATGTTTTTTTCTTCTTTTTTCATTGTGTATTAAATTAAATTTTCTCTAAAATACCACTTCCACTAACCTTTAAGGTCATTTGTGCTGTATTAGTATCTGGTTGTAAATCCCCAACTACCGTTCCAGTTCCTTTCCATATCGTACCAGAAACATGCGTAAAAGTCCAAACTCCCTCGTCTGGATGACCTGCTAATTTTGGTAAATTATCAAACTCATTACCACTTATTGGATCAACTGCGACTGGTCCTTCTGCACTCCAACGAACTCTATTTTTTTGATAAATAGCCGTTCCCTGTCCTGTGATTTGACTAGCATCGTCATTTACTCTTAATCCTCCAGAATCTAAAGTAAAACTTTCATTTGCTTTTGGTGCAAAT